TTGTAAGCGACTGATGGTTCCTGACGCACGTTGTTCACAAAGACTTCAATCTCACGTTCATTAGCAACGCTATGCGTCAGCGTGTATGTGGTGCTGCCACTACCAGTGATCGTCTGCTTGTCAAAGCTGGTGAAAGCAGTCTGGGCTGTGTTTCCTATGTGTCCCATGACTGCACCTATTCGCTGATTTCTTGCACGATAGAAACAGTCACATCTATCGATGCTGCGGTGTCGCTCTGGACATACAATCGGTCTGCGTCTGTCACCACGATCTTTGAGCCGCCATCGATTAACTCAAGTGATGAACCAGCTGGGATGGGTGCATCAACAATCAGCGATATGTCGTCAGTGCCATTGTTGATGTAGGCTGATGCCATGACCATATTGCTGGTCACGTTAGCCATACGGATACTAATGATCGTGTGATATCCGGTCGGAAAGTTCGCTGCATCAGGGATGTCAGCCGCGGTCACTCCCACTGCGTTTAAATGGTATCTTCTAAAGTTTTGTGCCATCTCTATGTCCTATAGTGCGATTGCCATTGCTGTGCTGAAGCCTTTAGTCGCAAAGTTTGTTGTATCTTCTGCGACATTATTCCAGCCAGAGAATGACCGAACACGCATCACATTGTTTGTAGAATCAAAATACAGGTCACCAACATTGACTGAGCCACCATTGTCGTTGAGCTGGTAGTTCTCAGCAGTTGTGTCGTTAGTAAACGCGCCATAATAAACATCTACAAAGTCTTGCGCCGAGTTAGCTGCTTGGTTTGCCCAATACCGGGCTGAGTATTCAGCTGTAATTCCAGTGCCTGTTACGGCTGTGTCTCTATCGAAGCTGCCACCACCTCCTAATGCCCATTGTTTAGCCGAGCCATTTAGTCCAGACAACGTGCCGGCAGCATACGACTTAGCTGAGTATTCTGTATTGTCTACCGCGGTGGCTTTCGTTGCCCAGTCTTTCGATGCACCTGCGCCAGCTGTGTTTGTCACGCCAGTGCCACCAATTGCCCACGCTTTTGCAGCGTACTCTGTGCTATCGACAATACCAGTCGTCTGCGATGCCCACTGCTGCGCTAGTGTGTTGCTTGAGGCGGCATTGGTCGCGCTGGTTGAAGCATTAGAGGCGGCTGTAGAGGCTGTAGCCGCATCAGCGGCGGTAGACACAGCGTCAGCGGCGGTAGCTGTAGCATCCAGTCCGGTCTGCACACGATCAGCAGCCGTAGCTACAGCATCAGCGGCTGTTGCGGTGGCGTCTGATGAGGTACTAGAAGAATTAGATGCAGCCGAAGCGGCACTTGCGGCAGCGTTCGTCTCGCTTGTCGCAGCATTTGTCGCGCTTACGGATGCGGCAGACGCGCTAGTCGAGGCATTAGCTTCGCTTGTCGAGCTATTAGTCTCGCTTGTAGAAGAATTAGCCTCGCTGGTTGCGGCTGCTGCCGCGCTGGCCGCACTGTTGGTCTCTGCTGTTGATGTAGATGCGGCTGACTGCTGGGCGTTACCTGCAAGGGTGTTCGCAGTGTCTCTGGCGTTTTCAGCTGCTGTCTGTGCGGCTTCTGCTGCTGTTTGCGCGGCTTCTGCAGCTGTCTGGGCTGTCTGCGCTGCTGCTACAGATTCAGCGAAGGTGGTCTGCAGTGTCGAGGATACCCCGGATGACGTAAAGAAACTGGTGGTTGCTGTCATTAGTAATCTCCATACTGGTAAGCCGGTAGGATCTGCTGAGTGCCACCATGCAACTCCTGGTCGTTGGCTTGCTCTTGGATTTCATTTAGAAACTGCAGGTACTTTGTTTCAAACAGCTGGGCTCTCTCATCCAGGTAGTAGTCGGATGCAAAGGTTAACGCTGAGTAAGTTATAAGATCGCTAGCAACCAGGCTAAGGTTATTGGTGTCGGCATCATTCACCAGAGCTGGAAACTCAGCATAATAGTAGAGTACAACTTCGCCAGTGGTTGGCGTTGGCCACAAAAGCAGGTTCTGCTGCTCTCTAACAAAGTAGCGTGGCTTACCCTGCTGAGCTGACTGTTGCAGCTTACGGTATTCTTTCATGGTAATACGCTGCAGCTCATACTCATTAGCGTAGAGGCTTATGATCTCCAGGAAATCTGTTGGCAGTGTGATGCTAGGTGTAGAGCCTGTGACGTTGTATGTCGTCTTGCTTTCGTTAAGTGGTGTACGCAGCTGGCGCTGAATACGTGCAATGCCCTGGTCAACAAATATGGTCGTAAGAGCTGGTGTGATATCCGACCGGTTTAGCAAGGCATCGAAGTGGGTCTTCAAATCACCATAGTTCATAGCTTACGTCCTTCTGGTTTTCTTCTTTGCTGGCTTCTTTGCAGTCTTGGCTGCTTTGGTAAATGCTTTGGCTGTAGGTGCGCCTTTGGCACCGGGGCTACGCATCTTCTCACCACTGCCAGCAGCGATACGCTTACGTTTTGCATGTATATTCCTGTATAGAGACATTACGCATATCCCTTCTTGGTTTTGCTTTTAGTCTTCTTGACAGCTTTTGTAGCGGCCTTCTTTGCGGCAGCTTTACCAGCTTTAGTGTAGGGGTATTTCTTTCCCATAACATTTGGCATCTATGATCTCCGTGATTTCTTACCGGCGCACTTCCATTTCTTCCTGGACAAACGCAGTGGTGAATTAGGGTTTGCAGCTGCTTTCGGGTGTTTCTTCATCTGCCCGGCTGACCTGGCGCAATAGCTATCGCCCTTGGATGTGCCTGGTGATATGGAATAACCCTTGGCGCCGTATCTAACGGTTTTATTACCAACCTTTTTGCTAAACTTCTTTGAGCCTGAGTAAGCCATTTAAACGCTCTTATCTGTTGTCAGGAAACCATCGAGGTTCTCAGCCTTTAGACGCTTGATGATCTCTTTACCGTTCACGTTCGGGTCATAAATGTTAAAGCCCTCACGCATCCACTTCTCGATGACGATTGTCGGTATTGATGCCACGCGCTGAAAGTTACCTATAGGCTGGTTAGCGCTAGCGTTACGTGCATCCCGGACATCGTCCATAAATGCCTGGCTGATGTTCTGTGAGTGTTTACGGAATAAACCGTCAGCGTCTTCACCAAAGTCGGTATCGATACCAACCAGGTTCGTTGTGTCTTTTGTATTCATAGAGAACTCCTTGGAAATAAGGGTGATACCCCGGATAAGGAGAGCAAAACTCCAGGGTACCACCCATTAGTTATGGCTTATGACAAGCCAGAAATCATGCCATCTGCACCGTAGTTCATGTGCTTCAGTGAGTATTCACCCACAACGGCGTGTGTATCGCCGTCTGAGGTCTTACCCAGCAGAGTACGTGAGAACGGACGCAACACAGCTGAACGCCACATTGAGGGATCAATGAGGAGTGCATGCGTTGTCTTCATGTGGCGGTTAAGTACAATCTTGTACTCACCAAATGGACTGCAATATCTTCGCTCCAGCTCGCTAAACTGAAACCGCCTTTCGGCTGCTTATGGTTTCCCATAAAGTTGAGACTATATCATCACTGCTTTCCGCAGTGCTCTGCGCTTCCACCTGCTTAGGTGTACGAGAAATTCTCTAGTCGTTGAACCTTCCCCTGGTGGGGCTTGGCTGCTGATTGCCCACAGCATTATCTGTTTGGGTGTCCCAGCAATTCACAGAGTTTAATGTACGCCAGTTGTCCTTAGTTAACGTACAGATCAATCACGTTGATCAGTGAGCGTGTCTGAGCGAACTCACGGTTGCGACCAGATGATGCTGCAAAGTTAGCAACAATGGTGGCATCCGCAGGTTTGATCATGAAGATCGATGGATCACTGCCGTTATCGTAACAGTCTTCGCCCAGCTCAAGCAGCTTCGCTTCTGTCAATGCGTCTGTGGCGTTTGCGCCGGCATCAACGTCAGTTGTAATCTGCGCGATGGCTGAATCCATCTCACGTGCAGTCGAGGCATTGCCAGTTACTTTGGCGTTGTCTTGACCGACATAAGCAAATTCTAGATCGCGCTTAATCTCTTTCAAAACTTTCGAAAGTTGATGGGCGGTCTCTCGTGCTCGACCGTGCGTTTTAATGGCATCGGCCGTCGCGCTGACCTCGA